ATCCGCCCAGGTGCTCGAGGTGCCGTGTCGGAACTGTGGCCGCTGCATTCCAGCCGGATGGACGCCGAGCGGCTGGAGGACGGCACGTTGCGGTACAAGTACCGCGAGCCATCTGGCCGTCAGACGATCTACAGCCAAGAGCAGATCTTCGCGCTGCGGTTCACGACCGAGGACGGGATCCGTCCGATCCCGACCTACAAACTCTTTTCCAATGTCATCGGACTTTCGCAGGCTCTTGAGACGCACGCCGCGACGTTCTTTGGGAACAATGCTCGCCCTGGCGTTGTGCTGGAGGCCGAGAACCCAATCCCGGCAGAGGCTGCGGAGCGGCTTCGGGAGTCTTGGGAAAGGTTGCATCGCGGCAGCGATAGGGCTCATAGAACGGCAGTATTGCCTGCGGGCGTGAAGGCCCACGAACTGAGCAGCAGCAACGAGGCTGCACAGATGCTGGAGAGCCGATCGTTCGCCGTGTACGAGTGCTGCCGGATTTTTCGCGTGCCTCCCCACATGGTGCAGCAACTGGACCGCAGCACGTACAGCAACATTGAAGTGCAGGGCACGGAGTTTGTGCAGCACTGCCTGCTGCCGCATCTGAAGCGGTGGGAAGCGGCGATCTCACGCGACCTTATCGTGGACGACGAGACGTACTTCGCCGAGCACAGCGTTAGCGGCCTGCTGCGTGGCGACCATCAGAGCCGCGCGGCCTACTACATCGCAGCCCTGCAAAACGGCTGGATGAGCGTGAACGAGATCCGCGAACTGGAAAACCTGAACCCGATCGGGCCGGAAGGCAACCAGCACTTCGTGCAGCTGAACATGACGACGCTTGACCAAGTTGGCCAGCAACAAGACCCGCAGCCAGCCCCTGCGGCACCGGCTGCACCCGCAGACACAGGAGCCCCAGCTAATGGAAATTGAACGCCGTGACTTTGCGTTTGAGGAAGACAACGAACTGATCGTGGAAAGCCGTGCCGATGGCCGTGCTGCCATCATTGGCTATGCCGCCGTGTACAACCGCATGAGCCTTGACCTAGGCGGATTTAAGGAAGAGATCCTTCCTGGTGCATTCGACAAAGTGCTGAACCGCCAGCGCGGCAAGCAGGACGTGGTGGCGCTGTTCAACCATGACAGCAACATTGTGCTCGGGCGTTCGTCTTCTGGCACGCTTGAACTATCCAGCGATGCCAAGGGGCTGCGGTACGTTGTGACGCCACCCGTGAGCCGGGCCGACGTGCTCGAGCTTATCCAGCGGCGCGACGTGCAGGGTTCGTCATTTGCGTTCACCGTTGGCAAGGATGGCGAAGCATTCACGACAGGCCAGGACGGAAAGGCAGTACGTCAGATCCGCGAAGTGTCTGGCCTTTACGATGTGGGTCCGGTCTTGGTGCCAGCGTACCCAGCCACCTCTGCTTCGGTTGCCATGCGTTCCTACGAGGCGTGGCTGGCCCAGCAGGTTCCGGCCGCAGAGCCCGAGGCAGTGGCTGAGATCGTCAAGCGTTCGCTCGTCCGTGACGCCGCTGCGGCGTGGTCTTTGAGGCTGCGAAATGTCTGAGCCACGCTGCACGTGCGGCGAACGTCTGCGGACACGCTCCAGCCGGGCTTGTGGCGAGGAACGACAGCGGTACGTGCGGTGCCCACGATGCGGGGCGCGTGGCGTTGTGTTTGTGAAAACAACACTTTCCGAAGTGCGTTACTGCAAGAGGGGCGTGCGGTAGCGGCATTGTGAACTCCACGGCAATACCGCCGCAGGAGTCTCACGAAACATGGACAATCTCAAGAAGCTTCAGGACGAGGCGGCTGCCCTCGCCAACCGGATCGACGCCGTTCGTGCGATCGAAGCCGAGGACACGACTGCCCGCGACGTTGAGCTCATCGACCTCAACAAGCGTGCCGATGAACTCACCGCGAAGATCGACTTTGAAAAGAAGGTCGTTGAGTCGTCCAAGAGCCTGCGATCGGTTGTCGAGCGTTGCAGCCCGGCCCCCGAGGTGCGTGCCGACGAGCCGAAGACGCGGATTGAGGCTGTGCCGTTCACCGGCAAGCTTCGCGCGTTCTCCTCGCACGAGGATGCCTACAAGACCGGCATGTGGTTGAAGGCCAAAACCGGCGACGTGGACGCGAAGCGGTGGTGCCAGGATCACGGCGTCGAAAGCCGTGCCCAGGGTTCTACCGGCTCCACGACCGGCTCTGCATTCGTGCCCGACGTGCTCGAGGCCACCGTGCTGCGGTTGGTGAACGACTTCTCCGCGTTCGCTGCCAACGCCATGAACGTGACCATGCCGAGCGATTACGTCCTGTTCCCCAAGCGGACGGGCGGCGCGACGGCGTACTGGGTTTCGGAAAACGCCGCCATCACGGCAAGCGATCCGACCAGCACGCAGGTGGCGCTGACGGCGAAGAAGGTGACGGGTGCGGTGACGGTTGCGAATGAGCTCCTGCGTGACTCCATCGTGAGCATCGCGGATTGGCTCGCCGCCGAGCTGTCGCTGACCCTTTCCACCGCCATTGAAACGGCTGCGTGGAACGGCAACCCCAGCAACGCCCCGGCCGTTGCCGGTCTTGCTACGGGCTACACGGGCGGCCTCTACGCCGCGTCTGGCGTCACCTATGCGGCGTCCCTTGTAACGGCCGCTGGTGACACGCCAGACGAGGTGACGAAGGCCAACCTGCTGGCGATGATGGCCACCTGCCCGCAGCATTCGCAGGCCGGTGCCAAGTGGTTCTGCAGTCCCTACTTCTTCGCCACCTGCATGCAGGCTCTCGACCTGAACCAGGGTGGCTCGGTTGGCCTGTCGCAGGGCATGGGGCTGACGTTCCTTGGCAAGCCGGTCGTGCTCACCGACCAGCTGCCGTCTGGCACGGACAGCACCGGCAAGATCATGGCGATCTACGGTGATCTGATGAACTCGTCGATCTACGGCGTGCGTCAGGGGATCGAAATCGCCTCGAGCGATCAGGTGAACTTCCTGAGCGACCAGAGCGTGATTCGCGCCGTGGCCCGCGTGGCCATCTCGCATCACACGATCGGCGATGCGACCAACGCTGGCCCGGTCATCGGCCTGGTCGGTCTGTGAGCCTGACGGCTTGACGAGTGTGCAATTCTGAGCGGGCGGCTTCCAAGCGGGGGCCGCCCGCTCTCTTTTTTGAGGTAGCACATGCTGGTCAAAGTTGGGGACACGCAGGCCGAGGTTCGCGTCGAAGCCATCCTCTCAATGCCCAGGCTGTCTTTTACGGCCAATCACTTCGCGTGGGCGCAGGCACTCATGCCGCTCGGCATTCGCCCCACCATGGGAACTGGTGCGTTCTGGGATCAAGTGAACACGCGAGTGATGGAGCAATTCATCGACAAGGCGGAATACCTGCTCACGATTGATTACGACACGTTCTTCACCAAGGAAGACGTGGAGCATCTTTTCGCCATGGCGATGACGTTTCAGTGCGATGCCATCACGGGCCTGCAGACGAAACGGGAAGACGGCCGCCCGATGCTGACGCTGAAGGACACGCTGGACAACCCGCCAGACAAGGGGGCGACGACGCTGCCTATGTCGTGGTTTTCCGAGCCTGTGCAGGAAGTGGACTCGGCGCACTTTGGGCTGACAGTCATCAGCACGGCCGCGCTCAAGCGGGCGAAAAAACCGTGGTTCTGGTGCAAGCCAGGGCCAGACAATTCATGGAACGACGGCAGGACCGACAGCGATATCTGGTTCTGGAAAAACTGGCGCGAGAGCGGGAACCGCGTCTACGTGACGCCGCGCGTCGTTCTCGGGCACGGCGAGTACGTGGTCACGTGGCCCGGCAAGAACTTGGGCCAGCCTGTTTTCCAGTGGACGACGGAGTTCACCAGCACCAGCAAGCGGCCTGAAACTGCATGGAGCGTGCCCGAATGAAGAAACTGAAATTCACCAGGCCGTGGCGTGGCTATCGCACTGGCCAGGTTGTCGAGATTGCTGGCGGGCTTGCCACGCAGCTGCTGGCCCAGCGGGTGGCAGTCGAAGACACGCAGCAGGAACTGATTGAAACGGCGGCTGTCGAGCACCCCGTACAAACCGCTGACGCCACGCCAAAACGGAGACGCCGCAAGTGAAGTACCGCAGCCTCACCCGCCAGACCGGCCCCGTAGTGGAGCCTGTGACGCTTTCGGAAGCGAAAGCCCACCTGCGGGTGGACGGGAACGAATCAGACTCTGAAATCACAGCGATGATCCACGCCGCCCGCGAGTGGTGCGAGCAGTACCTTGACCGGACGTTGATTTATACGCAGTGGGTGATGCGGTTTGACAGGTTCCCAGACGACAGCACGCAGGACATTGAACTGCCACGGCCGCCGATGGTAACGGCCGGAACGGCTACGGCGATGTCGCTCACGTTCACATACGAAAACGGCACCACTGCAACCTACGGCACCGGCAGCTATCGCGTGGATCGCAACGCTACGCCTGGGGCCGTGAAGACACTCTATGGCCAAACGTGGCCGCCGCACCTTCAAGACGATAACGCGATCAGCGTGACGTGGTGGGCTGGCTACGGCTCCAGCGGCCAAAGCGTTCCGGCGGCGATTAGGCACGCCATGCTGATGCTGGTGGGCTTCTGGTACGAGAACCGCAGCACCGTGCTTGTCGGCAGCATCAGCAAGCCGCTGGAGTTTGCTGTTGAATCGCTCCTCTCTTCGCAGAAGTGGGGTAACTACAGATGAACGCTGGCGACCTCCGCGAGCGCGTCACGGTTCAGATCGCCAGCGGCACAACGAACACGCTTGGTGAGACTGTGCTGGCATGGAGTAACTCCACAAGCGTATGGGCCAGCGTTGAGGGAGTGAGCGCGCGCGAGCAGCTGACGGCCGGACAGAATCAAGTGGCAATCAGCCACCGCGTGCGAATGCGATACCTGTCTGGACTCACGCAGAACATGCGGCTGGCATGGCGCAACCGCACGCTTGAGATTGTCAGCCTGCTCGAGCACGGCAACCGCAGCGAGCACGAACTGATTTGCCAGGAGGCCCAATAGATGGCCACCGCTGGCATCCGCATTTCCGCAGACTTTCCAGAACTGAAAGCAATCGGGGATGGCATCCGCAATCTCGGAGACAAGAAGTTCACGGCGCAGGCACTCAAAGATGCGCTAGAGAAGGCGATTTTTCCGGCCTACATGCGGCTGCGTGAAATTTCGCCAGTTGGCCCCACAGGCAACTTGAAGCGGGCCGCCACGTATCTTGCCAAAGCGTACCCGAGAAATGGCGGCGCGGTTGGGCTCATCGGCTACAAGCGCAGCGGCAAGGCCGCTGCGGCGAGCGCCCAAGGCGGCAAGGTGCAGACAGGCCCAGATCGAGCGTATCACCAGTGGTGGATTGAATACGGCACGCAACCTCGCGTCGTTGCCAAGTTTTCAAACAAGCCATATCAGCGCAAAAGCCCGACAACTCCATTCACTCGCGTGCGGAACGGTAAGGAAGAGACCGTGCGCGGCAAGGGAGTTGTGCATCAAGTCAGCGGCCAAAACGCCTATATCGCCAGTTCGTTCAAAAGCCTTGGGCCGTTTGAGTTTGTGAAGACGAAGCGCGGCGTGGTGCAAACAGACCCGCAGTATCCAAAGGCGTACTTTAAGAAATCGCGCGTGCCAATCGTCATTCCGCCAACGCCTGCTGGTGGCACCGCTGGCAAGCCTCCGGTGCGAACTGCGTTTGAAGAGTCGCAGGGGAAGGTGGCATTCATCCTGACGCAGGAACTGAAGATTACGCTCCAGCGTGCCATTGATGCGTTGACAATCCGCGACACCGGCACCATTTCTGGAGTCTGATCCGTGGCGCTTAAATCACCAGAGGCGGCCATCCGCAATACGCTCGTTTCAGACGCTGGCGTTTCAGCCGTCGTGGGCTCAAAGATTTATCCCGTGCTCGCCCCGTCTGAGGCCGCGCTGCCGTTCATCACCTGGCGGCGCATGGCAGTGCAGCGGCAGCAATCGCTTTCTGGCCCTGTTGGCGTGCCTTCCGTGATGCTGTCGGTGGACCTGTTTGCAGAGACTTACGAAGCCGTGCGTGAGCTGGCTGACAAGGTACGCCTCGCACTGGATGGGTGGGGCGGCACTTTTCAAAATACGGTTGTGTCGAACGTGTCGCTCGAAAACGAGGCCGATGGGTTTGCCACGCTGGCGGGAGGCGATCTGCCGCCGGTCTACACAATACAGATGACCTTCAACATCCTCTGGCAGGAGATTTGAGAAATGGCAATCACGCCCCATGATGGAAGCGGCTCGACGTTCAGTTTCGGCGGAACGGCCTACACCGTCACCTCCATCGTCTACAACCTGAAGGACCCAGCGACCGACCAGACCATCGACGTGTCGCACCTCGGTTTGACGACGGGCAATGCCATTCTGACGCAGACCAAGCCGCTCCAGGGATCGGCAACGGACACGGGCCGCGAGGTTGTCATTGAGTACCTCGGAACGAGCGTCATTGCTGATGCCTCGTCTGCGGCATTGGTCAT